TATACTTTGACCTGACTGTCGTAGCTCCTTTCAGTAAACTATTAACTAATGGCGTGTATCCTTGCAGAGTAGTAAAGGTCAGAATTAAGCGACCATGATTATCTGTAAGTCTTGCCAATAGCGTGTTGAAAATATTCTCAGGAATTTCCTCATCGGCATGAATACAATGGGCTGCCCATCCCTCAAAGATTTGTGGGTCTGCCATGTACTGTCTGTAATTATTAAAGTATATCGTACTTCCTCGCTCTGCATCTGGATGTGTGGGTGGCAGGATTGCTTTGCCAGCATTGAATCCATTCTTCTGTGTATATTGCAGTGAATGATTCTCACTCTTCTTCTTGCTTCTCTTGTACCTTGCCGGAAGGGAATCCCATATATAACGCTGGGAATCTGATATACTACGCTCCTCACTGACATGCAAAGAACGTATCTCTGCTTCTGGTATGTTCTGCGCCAAATGTACAAGCAGGCGAGATGCGAAGGTTGTCTTGGAACTCCTGTTACCACCCAAGCAAACATGAATTTTTGTGGAGTCCCAATTTTCCATGACTCTACGCCACCCAGGAAGAGTCCAACCCCATTCGATTGGATCTTCCTTCTCGCTATTTGGTTGGTCAAGGAGCAAGCGTGTAAGTGTTTCGGCACGTACAGGATCTTGTACAGTTAGTCTATCTATCTCCTCATCTGATAATGCACACTCCAACTCTCCCTTTACATACTTAAAGTCATCTGTCCAAGGCACGCCAAAGCGTGCGTCTATCTCATCTGCATAGGTTATTTTAGCCATAGTCTACAGTCCACACATCGAGTCGCATTCATCGGCAAATCCAAATTCCTTCTGACCTTTTTCTGTGTCAGTCCGCAAGTCAACTTCATCGAGTGGCTGGTGGGATCGGTGAAGATATAGTTTCTGTTTGGTATTATATACCCCGTTTCTAATTCGCTTATCTAAGTCTACAGCTTTTGCATATTCTTCAGGCTCTTCCTCTTTAAGCCTTCTCCATTCTTTATTGCTGTGGTATGGGCAGAACCAACAGGCAGAGCGTGGAGGTTTCGGATATCCGTTATCTTTCATCCACCTTAAACAGTCATGCCTGTGCATATCCATCTCGACTAAAGGCCATCTGTGTTGAATCCATGATTCTCGTGATTCCTTCATTCGTTGGATCTCATCCTTAGAAATTCCGATCCAAGTGGTAACGATAGGTTCTTTTGGTTTTCTTCCCTTCCATCCAGCAATCTCTTTAGTCTTTCGATTGATTGGCCGAATCTTAAAGTCTGTGGTACAAGTCCGCATTAGTAATCCTGTCTCTGTGAAGAATGGAGGGTTTGAACATCTGCTTCCCTTAATTCCTTTTTCCACATCAACTAATAACCCATCTTTCTCCATCACTCGGTACACGGGGAAAGGTAACTCGCCCTCTAACCAATCAAGATAATCATAAACACTTTTTGGCTCTGCTCCCACATCAGAAAATATCGCCGCAGTAGGCATGGGTGTAATCTCTCCTTTTGCCGCCATTAATGCCATAGCAGATGACTGAACTCCTGCACCAAGTGATAATATATGATTCATTTGTAGCTGTTTGTAGTCTGTTTACCCACGATTGAGTATCTCTATCCCTACGATGATTGCTTCTTCGAGCGAGTTGCACGGGATTTCTTTTTCACCAATTTGCCAACTTTCCTTATCCGTTCCAACGTCTCTGGGCTTAATTGTAACGGTGGTGGCCCTAGCTTTCTCAAGTCGCACCTCGGTAATTCGGCATGAGATTCGGATATCGCTCGCCCGTATTTTCTCCAAAAGATCGGATTGTAACCCTTGGGTACATTCACTTAACATTACGAGCTTGTTCCTCAGTTAACTGCTTCCATATATCATAGCATCTATGCTTCAAGTCAGTCACCTCTTTGGATAGTTCATCATTCTGCTTCTCCAGATCAATGACCCGACTTTTAAGAACCATTCCTTCATCTGTTAATCTCCTCACCCATAATGGCCAACTCTCTAACTTCTTTCCTGTGGGGGTATATATATTCATTCCTCTTCCTCTAGTTCCATATCACACTCAAAATCTATTACATCTTCCTTGTAATACTCCTTTGCTGCACTAACCATGCACTGTACAATCTCATCATCCTCCAAGTCAGACTCTTCTGACCAGCGATGAATCGCATTCTTAAACTCATGGATACATTTTCTTTTTGCGTCTTTCATAATTTACTAAGTCAAATTTTCCCTTGCTTGGCATTCTGCGTGGTATCGATGTTCGATACACTGTGCCATGCGAGTCCACGGATAATTGATTCTTGCCCCAGAATCGTAACCATGCTTCCTGCATTACTTCGTGTGGCACGTGGCATTCAATTCCTTCCATAAAGTCTTCCACATTACCTTCTCTTAATACGTTCCCATTCAATGCGTTGAAGTTCATCCTCACTCTCTTCCTCCTCTTCGCTCGGCATGTCCCCTATTACATCATAATCAACTTCATCATCATCTATCATATTAATCTGTCCTCCCATCTTACTTTATCACTTAAACTCTGCTCCTTATTCCTTTTTCTATCATTGCAAGTCCATGAATGTCCCTTGCTCCTATTCGCAGGTAACCAACCACTTGCTTTATAAATAGTGCCTTTGTGTGCGTCAGTATCCTGGTAAGAAATTAATATGGTTATATGTGGTAATTCTTTCTTTATATACCTTCGCATGTATCCAATCATTCGGCTTGCAGTATTAGTTGGAGCATCATCTGCTATTGCCATTCTACGCAACTCAAGTGCGGTAGATCCTTCTTTTAATCTATTAGCTGCAATTGGGCTTGACCAAATAGCACAGGCATAAGCAATGGCATCAAATTCAGCTACGAAACAAATGTAGTCTTTATTCCTAACCACATTACTCCAATCAATCTTTGGAAATCTACTGTGCCATATTTCGTTTAATTCACATGCCCTGTGTACATTACACTTAGCAAATGTAAGTTGGTGCGCAGAGGTCGGAATTAAACCGCCACAACCACTTCGGAAAAGTGGCATGCTATCTCTTACATCATCTGCGCATAAAGTCATATCAATCTGTCCTTCCTGTCATAATTCCCTTCCAAAGTGTACATATCCCCATCCTCACGCTTAACCTTGACCATACTCCCCAATCCAAACGTACCTGGCTTTGCACGGAACTTGCCATGTGTACCATCTGGAAACTCAATAAAACGAAGGTATGGATTCTTGGGTAACAGATACACCTTCGCACTGCGTACCTGATCCATACTCTGCTTAATCATACCAACCTTAACCGCACGCCTCTCTTCCTTCGCACGCTCGTCCTTCTGCTTACTCTCCATATCCTCAAGCAAACTAACCATCTTCTTACTCAGTCTCTTCCCACTAAATGCAAGCCTGACTGTGATAGGCTTAACTCCAACCAACTTGCTAAACTCAGTGTAATTCATACACGCAGTTTTAAGTATCTCTTTTCCACGCTCCGTATTCATTTGTCACCTTATGTAGTCTTGTACTTGACAATGCAAGTATTTTCTGAAAAAAAGTAAAAATACCATGCCTAAGAGATACCAACGAAGAGCAGGATTACCAAAGGATGTCCGTGGATTTTGTACAGATATGACAAAAAACAATATAATAAAATCAGCAGCCAAGATTGCAGCTAAACAATCAACCGCAAAACAAGAGACAGAACTTCTTATGCATTCAGATCCAGAGATACGTAAGTCAATTGGTCTATTCCTACGCTATCGCTTAGACATGACAGAGCAGGAGTTCCTAAACAAGGTAAACTCAAAGCTATCCGATATGGTAGCAGACTCACTAAATACTCTACACAACAAACTAGACGAGATACCACCACAAAACCTAGCCTATGCAGTGGCAGTACTAATGGACAAGTTCCTAACAGTCTCAGGTAGACCATCAAATATAACCGCATCCGCAAATGTAACACTAGGTGCATCCGATATGTCTCCTGACCAGGTACGCTCAATACTAAAAGGTGCAACCAAGGAAGTTAAAAAACAACCCAAGGAAGCATCCAAGGATAAAGTCACTGACATCACTCCCAATGACAACCCCACTAAATAAAAAGATTATAGCTCTCAGGCAAAAACAATGCTCATTCAGACAAATTGCAAAACAACTAAACTGCTCAATATCCACCGTATCCTACGCACTACGCAAAAAAACAAGAGATAAAGCAAAGAAGAAGTTCGATGATATTCCAAGCTATATCAGAAAAATACGGAAAAAAATATACTCCTTTAAAAATCCAAGGATACCAAAAAACGAAAAGCCTGCCTGGTATATCTCAAAGTCACCAAGGCAAATATCAAAATCAATTTCCGCAAAAGCAAGCCGATTTCAAAGAACAATGACTTTCAACTATAAAGATGTTTACAAAAAGTTTGGCGACCACTTCCCTTGCGCACTAACAGGTAGACCAATCGACTTTAATAAACCAGAAACTTACGAGTATGACCATATACAACCATTATCTCGTGGCGGTGAAAATACACTAAGCAACCTGCAAATACTATGCCCAGAAGCAAACCAGGCAAAAGGGAGCTTAACAGATCAGGAGTTCATAGAACTATGCAAGGAAGTTGTCATACATACAGGTCATAGAATCTATAAACCTATAGATAAATAACTTTACAGGTATTGTGGCGGGGGAATGTTGTGAGCCTCTGGTCAATGCATCGCCTGCTTGGTAACCACATAAAAGCCAAGCACTCCCTCTCTACAAACTACAAACAAATACCCTCGATCCGAGGCCATGCTGTGTGGGGGGCTTGGGGGAATGCGTTGCATGGGACTTGCACCCCATAATAACCATGTGCAAGCAACGCCCCATGAAGGGGGCAATATTGCAAAAAAAGTTATGCGGGGGGTGATAATAATATAGAAAGAACGCAGGCGCGCAGGCGCACCCCCGCCCCCCCAGGTGCGTGCATGCGTGCGTCTATTTATAACGTTTTTTGGGGCGAGTCTTTACTTTTAGAGATTGCGACCCTTGCTTGTTTACTAGCATTGCAAGCGATTGCGTGGCAAGCTCGCACGATTGGCATGCAATTGGATTGAATCGCAAGCATGCGTGCCGGAATGATTGCCAGCTTGCAAACTTGCGTGCCGATAGCAAACTTGCTTTACATGTGTAAAGCAAAAAAGCTGTTACCGGGCGGGAATGCTTTTTATTGCAAGTCACTTGCATCTAGACATCCATGCATTTCATACTTCCCATGCATGATAATTTGATACCACTTGCTACAAGTTTGCACGTTGTCCAGGTGGCAAGTTTGCATAAAAGTTTTTTACTTGTTTACTTTTCGCCCTTTGCCGCGGAGCGGCACCTGGCGGCATGCATGCAAGTAAGCATGCGGTATTTGCCCTAAACTACAATAGACTAAAATAATTGCTTTTATACTTGCAAATACAATTAATGTATTTTAGTGTCTTTCATATCAAGCGAGATTGCTTGTTTTTACTAACTCAAAAAATTACTACAATGACATATTCATTCCATAGAAACTTAAATGCGACAAATGGCCGCAAATGGTCTTTCAAGGTCAACTCTGGTAAAACCACACAAGCGCTTTTCATACATGCAAAAAATGTAAGTATAAAACAGCCAAGCGGTAAAAAGTTTGAACAATGCCTGGCAGGTGGCAAGCGCTCAGTATTTGCTTGGTTTAAGACTGAGGAAATCTCCATTGATTGCCCGGTTGCAATTCCAGCACATGCAAAGCGCGTCAATTTCAATCCTAAAGAAGGCGCTTGTTTCTTTTCGATAGCAGGCGAGAAAGTTGACTTTTTAAAAGAAGTATTTTGTGACGAGAAAGGAAAATGTTGGGCTGTTTAAACGTCGGATCTAATAGTTTTAACCTTAAAAAATTACTACAAAATGAAAACTTTAGCACTTCCTAAACTATCTACGCCCGGTAAACTTGCACTTGCACGCGCAGCACTTACAAATAACTTGCCAGCACTTTCTAAATTGATTGCGGCTATTCCTGGCAGCCCGGACAAAGTCAATACAACTAAGTATTTTGCCACGCGCTTTCTGGCTTGGTTCGAAAATCAAAACAGGCCTGCACTTTTTTCTATATTTGCAGCTGCTGGAAATAAAAAGCTGCCTTTCTATGCTTTCAGCAGCTTGCCCGGCTTTGATTGCCCTGGCGCTGGCGCATGTCTTTTTGGCGAAGGTAATAAAAGAGATAGTGACAACTTTGCAGCTGGCTGGTGTTACTCTTTCAAGGGCTGGAGATATCCGGCTGCTTTTTTTCGCCAATTACAAAATAGCGTTTTAATGCGAAGCGCTGCTGGCCGTCTTGCAATACAACATGCATTTAATGAGATCCCAGAGAATAAAGTATTACGTTTATATGTGGACGGGGATTTTTCCGGGCGGCATAACATTGTATTTTGGATGGAATTAATACGGTCAAGGCCGGATGTGCAAGTTTATGGCTATTCAAAGAGCTGGCATGCATTTATTGCATTGAATGAAAGCGGCTTTCAATGGCCTGCTAACTATAAACTCAATCTTTCTAGCGGCTCAAAATATAACAATGCAGCCTGGCTTGAAAAAATGAATAAACTTTCTTGCGTGCGCGGTTCGTTTGTAGCTGTTCCCGTTGCAAGAAAGCATATAACAAGTAAGGCCTACCAAGACAAAGACAATACGGGCAGCAAAGAATATCGCAAGGAAGTGCTGGAAGCATTAAAGGAAGCCGGGCATGAAAAGAGATTTGCTTGTCCAGGTAATTGCGGCAATTGCTTGCCCAACGGGCGACACGCATGCGGCAGCGATAAACTTGTCGGTGTTACAATTGGAATAGGTGTACATAACTAAAAGAGAAAGGTAAAACAATGAATTCAAAACTATTTAAGCAAATACCAGAGCATGAAAAAAGCACTTGCCCGCATTGCAGGAAAGTAAAAGGAAATTGGCTATTCTTTTATGACCGCGGGCAATGGAATCATAATTTGTGCGATGAATGCGGCACAGATCCAAAAATTAAAAAACTTATAAAAGAAAGGTAAAATAATGAAAGTACATGCATCAAAAAATAACGTGCAAAGACTAGCAAACAAAGCGCTTGCACTTGGTTTTAACGGGCAGCAGGCAGCTGCATATATAAAAGCGCATTTAATAACATATGACGTGCCAGAGAATAAACCGGTACGCTACCAGATTGCATATGTAAAAGCAATGGGCGGCGTTACAATTGGAGAGTTTGACGCAATTATGAAAGACACATTTAACAAGTAAAATAATGAGAAATTTTCAAAGATATAAAGGAGATCCCAGGATAATTACAGCGCGCTTTGATAGCACTTGCCAGGAAACGGGCAAAGCAATCGAGAAAGGCCAAGATTGCGTTTATTATCCTTACAATAAAAGTGTTTTTCATATGGACAGCAAACAAGCCAGCGAGTTTAAAAGCTGGCAGGAAGATATTTACGTGCTAGGAAATAACTATTAAAAGCTATTCATGGACAAGGAAGAAATTAGATCAATAATGGGCGAGCTAATACGATTGCAAGCCATTATTAAACAAATGGAAGAAAGCGGCTTTCAATGGGAGAAAGTGCAAGAAATTAGCGACAGTTTGCGCTTACTCATTATTGATCTGGAAAACTCTCTCGACTAACGAGAAACGCGCGCCTGGCGTGTAACTCAATCAACTCAAAACATACTACAAAACATGACAATTACATACGAAATACTACTATTTTTGCCCTGGGTCTTTCCGCTTTTCATTATGTGGCAAGACATGAAACGTGAAGAGAAAGGTTGGAAATGAAACATGCAAGCGAGATATTCCCGGAAGCGCTCAAACAATTGATTGAGATAGGCGAGAAAGCACGGGAGCAAAGGGAGCGTGCAAAGCGTGGTGCGAGGCCTCGTGAAACGAGGGCATGCATGCATGCAGCGCGTAAGGAGAAACTAGCATGAAAGATCCTAAGTTAAAAGATTTCACATATGCACAT